CCAGAAGGTGGTCCTCGCAAGAAATCGTTTTGTGCCCGTATGTCAGGTATGCCAGGCCCAATGAAAGACGAGAATGGCAAACCTACTCGTAAAGCAGCGTCGCTAAGACGTTGGAAATGTTAATAAGGAATTATTATGGCTAAAGAAGATTCAAAAAAAGACATGGCACAAGATAAGGCTATGGTTAAATCGGCAATTAAACAGCACGATGACCAGCTTCACGGTGGCAAGAAAACAACATTAAATCTAGCTAAAGGTGGTTCAGCTTCCGCCCGTGCGGATGGTTGCGCTACTAAAGGTAAAACAAAGGGTACAATGATTGCCATGTGTGGTGGCGGTATGTATAAAAAGGGTAAATAATTATGGCTGAAATAAAACAAAAACCAGTAGTAGGACCTGTAGAACCTGTAGAACCTGTACCAGCTGATATTAAAGATAAGCTACAGGATATGAAAAACAAAAAAGCTGCAGAACAGTACCAAAAAACAAAAAAATTCGCTAAAGGTGGCTACGTTCGTGCTGCAGATGGCTGCGCTACTAAAGGCAAAACTCGCGGTAAGATGGTGTAATCGTGAGAGCGTCTCGTGGTATGGGGGCAATAGCCCCTTCTAAAATGCCTAAGAAAAAGATTATCAAACGCAAAGATAATCCTGAAGACGTAGAGATGTTCAAAAAGGGAGGTAAAGTAAACCTTCCTGGGTTATATGCTAATATCCACGCTAAGCGTAAACGTATGGAAGAAGGCTCAGGCGAAAAGATGCGTAAACCCGGAAGTTCAGGTGCACCTACTTCCGATGCTTTTAAGAAGTCGGCGTTAACGGCTAAAAAATAAAGTAAATAAGGATGAGTCTCTATAGCATCAGTCTAATTTGTGGCTTTACTATAGGGATTCAACATGAGCTTATAGAGGATGATAACTATATTATTCTTAGTCTAGGCATCATAGAAATAGTTTTTGAATGGAATAATTAATGGCAACTACGGGTACCACATCGTTTAACCTAGACCTTAATGACCTCGTAGAAGAGGCTTTTGAGCGTTGTGGTCACGAGTTAAGAACAGGTTATGACCTGCGCACTGCTCGTCGTAGCTTAAACTTACTTACTGTTGAGTGGGCTAACCGAGGTATAAACCTTTGGACAATCGAACAAGGTGCGATTGTTATGGCTACTGGGCAAGCAGTATACCCTCTACCGTCTAATACAATTGACTTGCTAGACCAAGTAATACGCCAAAACAACGGTACTACAAACCAGATTGATATCAATATCAACCGTATCTCTGAGTCAACCTACAGCACTATCCCTAACAAGTTAACACAGGGTCGCCCTATTCAGGTGTGGATTAACCGCCAATCAGGCGCATCTAACCCTACGACCGTGACGCTAAACGGTGGTATCTCTGCTACAGACACTACAATTACAGTTAGCTCTACGGCTAACCTAGCCTCATCAGGGTTTATCCAAATTGGTAGTGAGATTATTAGTTACCCTAATGTAAGTGGCAACCAGCTTATCAACTGTGCGCGAGGCCAAAGCAATACTACTGCAGCAGCTCATCTAACAGGCGCTTCGCTAACTACTTTAAACCTCCCGTCAATTAATGTATGGCCAACACCAAATGCTCAGGGTAATCAGTACACCTTTGTTTATTGGCGTTTACGTCGTGTTCAAGATGCTGGTGACGGCGTTAATACACAGGATATACCGTTCCGGTTCTTAAACTGTATGGTTGCTGGCTTAGCTTATTACTTGTCAATTAAATTGCCGAATGTACCCATAGAGCGTATAACAGGTCTTAAAGCAGACTACGAACAACAATTCCAACTAGCGGCGGACGAAGATAGAGAAAAGGCATCAATACGATTTGTTCCTCGTAACATGTCATACACGAGGTAATCATGCCTAGTAAATACTCTAGTGGTAAACATAGTATTGCAGAGTGCGACCGTTGTGGTCAGCGCTATATGCTTAAAGAGCTTAAAAAGCTTACGATTAAAACAAAGCAAGTAAGTATTAAGGTATGCCCAGAATGCTGGGACCCTGACCAACCGCAGTTACAACTAGGTATGTACCCAGTTAATGACCCACAAGCGGTAAGAGAACCCCGTCCCGATACTAGCTACTTAGTGTCAGGTATTGGCCCAGATGGTAATCCAGAGGGCGGTAGTAGAGTATTCCAATGGGGATGGAACCCTGTAGGTGGGGCAAGAGGTCCAGATAGTGGATTAACACCAAATAACTTGATTGCTCAAGGACAAATTGGTACAGTAACGATACAAATAACTTAGGAGTATTATCATGGCATACAAATCAGGCGCCGATGGCGTAACGAAAAAAGGTAAGACAAAAGGCAAGAACTTAGGCGATACAGGTCCTAATGTAGGCGTTCAATCTGGTAAAGGCGGTAAAGGTGCTTCTACAGTAACAGGTGAACAAATGCGTAAAGTTGGCCGTAACATGGCTCGCGCTAACAACCAAAAATAAGGAAGCATCATGGGTAAATCAGCACAAGACTCAACAGGGTTTGTATTCCCTGCAGGTGGTGGCAACGACATAGGCACATACAAACAGCCAATGCCTAACGCGGATACGCAACCAGAAAGCATTATCTCTAAATCAGGTAATGGTATAAATGATATGGATATTGCTGTAGGCAATACAAGCAAAGGTAATGTTAAAGGCATGAATCCTTACGGTACAGGCGAGATGCGTGGATATGGCGCTGCAACTAAAGGCCGTAAGATTAGCGGAAAAATGGGCTAATGAACTACATAGAGCTTAGTCAAGCAATCCAATCATACGCGGAAAACACGGAGTCTCTATTTGTAGAGAACATTCCTACATTCGTGCAAGAAGCGGAAAGACGTATATTTAATACTGTTCAACTACCCTCACTACGTAAAAATGTGACAGGCACAATGACTAACGGTAACAAATATGTTGCGCTTCCTAATGATTGGTTGGCTAACTATTCTCTTGCAGTTATCGATGCAGCGGGTGCGTACAGTTATCTTCTAAATAAGGACGTTAACTTCATTCGTGAATCATACCCGACTCCTACATCAACTGGTCAGCCTAAGTACTATGCGGTATTTGGCCCTAGAATAGATGAGTTAAATGAGCTGTCTTTAATTTTAGGACCTACACCAGACTCAGCCTACGGCATGGAGCTTCATTACTTCTATTATCCAGTATCTATAGTTCAACGTCCTATAACTTTACTAGGTACGATAACAGGCGGTTCAGGGTACACTAACGGTACTTATTTTAATGTGCCACTAACAGGCGGTTCAGGTACTTCTGCATATGCTACAATTACGGTATCAGGTGGCGCAGTTACTGCGGTTACACTAGTAACCGGGGGGTCATTCTATGTTATTGGCGATATACTAACTACAGCAAATACTAATATCGGTGGTTCTGGTACAGGGTTCTCAATCCCAGTATCTAATGTAAATAACACTACTGGCACTAGCTGGCTAGGCGATAATTATGACCCTGTGTTGTTCTATGGTGCTATGCGGGAAGCAATTATTTTTATGAAAGGTGAACAAGATATGGTCACTTATTATGAAAAGATGTTCCAAGATGCTTTAGGTCAATTGAAACGCCTTGGTGATGGTCTAGAACGCGGAGACGCATACCGTGACGGGCAAACAAAACTTAGAGTAACTACTTAATTTAGGAGAAAGAAAATGGCAATTTCACAAGCAATGTGCACAAGTTTTAAAGTGAACCTACTACAGGGCGCTCAAAACTTTAACACAGGCACTACAAAAGTATACAAAATAGCTTTGTATACATCATCCGCAACATTAGGTGCGGGCACAACTTCATATTCAGGTTCTACTAGTGGTGAAGTAGCTAACGGTGGTGGATATACTACAGGTGGTAATACACTTACAGTATCTCAAATCCCTACAGATGGTGGGTCAGGCACTACAGCGTTTATTGACTTTGCGGATACTACCTGGTCTGCAGCGACCATCACTGCTCGTGGCGCGTTAATATATAACAGCACCGATGACACTGCAGTTGCAGTGTTGGACTTTGGTTCAGACAAGACATCAACTTCCGGTGATTTCACAATCATATTCCCAACAGCGGACGCAACAGACGCAATTATCCGTATAGCTTAGACTAGGAGTCTCAAATGGCTCTAGTTCTAAAAGACCGGGTTAAAGAATCCTCAGTATCAACAGGTACTGGGGCATTTGCGCTTGATGGTGTTGTAGGCCCATTCCAACCATTTAGTACAATTGGTAATGGTAATCAGACGTACTATGCAATAGTAGGGCAAACCACAACTGAGTGGGAAGTAGGCATTGGTACATACACCTCATCTACTGATTCTATATCACGCGACACTATTCTTGCCTCATCTAATAGCAACACAATCGTTACCTTCTCTGCTGGTACTAAAGACGTAT